GTATTTAAATACACATACTGGGGAGGTTATGTAATAGCGACTCCCAATCATGCGTTTTACACAGAACGTAATTCTTTTAAAGAGATTGGTAAATGGAATATAGACGAATTCTTTATTGACAAATATTTAGAATACAGACCGTTACTAAAGGTAGAAGAAGAACTAGAAAGAACCACTGTGTACAATTTTGTTGTAGATGACTACCATACATACCTTGTAGGTGAACATGGTATTTTTTCTAGTAACGGTGGTGGTGGCAAATCTAAAAACCCTGACATAGATCCTGATACGGCACTCAGTTCTGCAAGAGCCGTAGTAGTAGAAGCTTTATCAGAAGGTCCAATAGAAGGCTTATTAGAAGGCGATCGTTCTATTTATTTGGATAGAACGCCTGTAGGTAATAGTGATGGTAGTAAAAACTTTACGGGCTTTAAGTGGGATAGTAGAAATGGTACAGGTTCACAAAGACTATTAGATGCCACCGTTAAAGAAGGACTTACATCTGAAACCAGTGTTAATACAGAAGTAAAATATAATATACCTATTTCAAGAACTTTCACTGTTAGTGATATAAGTTTTGTAAGAGTTAGACTAGCATTTCAGGTACAACAATATGAAGAAGATGGTGACGTAGTTGCGAGTCGGATGGCGTTCAGAATACAATTAACCGATATTGGTGGTGTTGCAACAGTTCATTCCGACGATCGCACAGTAAAATTTTCTAGTGCTACAGAGTTTGAATACAATATACCGATCGCGTATACAACTTTTTCAAGACCTATCACTATAAGAGTAGAAAAGTTAGTACAAGAACCAACACCTAACAGTAATTTACAGAATACTATTCAATTTGTAAGTTACACCACTGTCGTAAATGATACCAAGATAAATTATGCTCATACGGCTGTAGTGAGCGCTGAGTTTGACGCAGAACAATTCTCTAGTGAACCACAAAGAGGGTATAAGATCGGTGGTAGGACTGTAGCCATTCCTAGTAATGCTGTAGTTAACGACACAGATCGCGGCTTGGACTTCAGTGGGATATGGGATGGTACTCTTTATGAGCCGCCCATAGCGACATCTGATCCGGTGTGGCAGTTATATGACATTCTAACTAATAGTCGTTATGGTTTAGGTAAACAGATAGATTCTTGTCAGGTATCCTCGTATGATCTATATGACATATCTAGATATAATAATGAGTTTGTAACTAATGGTTTTGGTGGTACAGAACGTAGATTTAGATGTAATACTGTACTACAACAAGGGGAAGCAGCACATAAAGTATTAGAAGGATTTTTGAGTGCTTGTAACTCACATTATTATTGGGATGGTACATGCTTAAAATTCTGGCAGGATAAACCTGGTGATGTTATTCAACAGTTTACTAATGCTGATGTAGAAAACGGTATGTTCAGTTACTCATCAACTGATATACAAACAAGATACTCTGTTGCTTATGTAACATGGAATGATCCAGATGATTACTATAGACAAACAGTAGAATCAATAGAAGTACAAGACGCTCTTAAAAAATTTGGTTATAGAGAAACTGATTTTGCAGCTTATGGATGTACATCTAGAGGTCAAGCCTATAGACAAGGACGTTATCAGGTTTATTCTAATTTCCTAGAAACAGAAACCGTGTCCTTCAAGTGTAGATTAATTGGGCTTTTTGTACGACCTGGTGATATTATAAACGTCATAGATTGGAAGAGATCTAAAAAACGTTATGGCGGTTTGATAACATCAGCTACAAGTACAACGATAGAATTAGATCAAGAAATAATATTACCAAATGCGTCAGGTTATTCTATAACTTGCACCATGCCAGATTTAACAATAGAAACTAAGACGATTAGTAACGGGGCAGGTTCTACGGATACCATACAAGTATCAACTCCTTTTACTACAATTCCGCTACAAGAATCTAACTGGTTTATAGACGTTATAAATACAAAAAAATATAGAGTACAAGTAATAAAAGTAGACGCTGAAGACAGCGGTTTGATAGAAATTCTGGCTACCGAATATCGAGAAGACAAATTCAATATAATTGAAAATGGATGGGAGTTAGAATCCACAGAAAAAGAAGAAGAAATTCCTGTTATACCACCACCACCTATAAATTTAGGTGTCGGTTTTGTAGAACAAAGCGCTAATGTATTTAAATTAATAGGACGATGGAGTAAACCCGAAACGGGCGGATCTTTTATAACTTCTTATCAAGTCCAATGGAAACGAGGTGCTACGGGTTCGTGGTCGCCCATATTGTCGGTGTCTACTAGTGAGTTGATAATAGAAAATCTGTCTAGTGGCACTTACTATATCCGTGTAGCAAGTGTCTTACTAAATGGTGGTATAAGTCAATATGTAGAATCGTCACCAGCGATCGCAGGTGCTACACAAAATCTATATCTATCTTTTAACAGACGTTTAGGTATAATCGCAGCATGACACAATTCAAACAGTCTTTAATAAGCTTAGATCAATCTAGTGACGTTTATATATACATATTGAGGGATTTTAATCCTGATAATCCATTCGATGTATTTCGCTTCTCTAACCAACAAGTGTCTTGGGGTGGTAGCATAAGTTTAATCCCTGTTACACATAAGACAATAGAAATTACATCTACTGGTCCTGTACCAAGATTAGAAATCAATGTTGGCGATCCTAATGGTGTTATATCAAATTTAATTGACTCTGTAGATGGACTAGAAGGTTCTTCTCTAAAAATAATACGAACAAAATTCAGATTCACAGATGGTGGATCTACACCAGATTCTACTGCAAAGTTACAAGAAATAGATTATATAATAAGTAGAGTAATATCTTATGAGCCGTGGATGCAAATAACATTCGAAGGTTCATCGCCATTAGAATTTGGTCAGGCTACTCTACCTAGTAGATATGCACTGCGATCTTGTGTATGGGAATATAGAGGCCCTGAGTGTGGATATACAGGAACGAATATGTTCACGTTAGCTGATCAAGCTACAGCAGATCCCACAAAAGATGAATGTGGTAAATCAATAAGATCTTGTAAGTTACGTTTTGGTAACAATCTTTTATTGCCAACAAGTGCCTTTCCTACACTATCTAGGAGATAATCTCCATACAGAATGTAAACGTCCTGTATGCCATCTAGGACCGCTCCATAGGTCAACACGGCTGAAAGTACCCGATTCTAACGTGTGTAATATAGTAGCATAACGATCGCTTGTAGCCGATTCTACAATTACACCACTGTGATTGGCTACACGACTACCGAACGATCGCATTAGTACGATATCCCCTTTTTTAGGGGTTTCAGTATTAACTTGTGTTATCCCTGGATGATTTAGTAATAGATCGTAATACATTCCATCCTTACTAATTTTACTAGCTTCTTTATACCAATCATCGCCCAACGGTCTTGGATAATCAGTTATATCAAAATTAAAAAACATTTTATAATACGCTCTTATGAGCCAAGCACAATCAGCTCTAGCCCAAGAAAATGGTACATTTAATAGATAATCTAAGGTACCATAATTATCGGGTTCTCTTAGTGGATAAGGGTGAATATAGTCAGCATCAAACATATCCCATACATCAAATGTCGTGTGATACATGATATAAGGAATTTGATGAGATCTAGATTGTTCGATGTCTCTTAATGACAAATATCCAGGTGTGTATTCTGTATTGTGAGAATGATAGATCGCTATAATATCGTCTTCATAGCGATCAAACGATTCTTGTTCTGGTATAAAAGAATCGTTTGGTTTTTCAGATATATTAGTAACAGGAATAACAGATAAATCTTTCAATACGAAACCGCAACGTTCGTTATCAACGTCGATCATACAATCCCGAACGATCGCCTCTTTAACGCGATCATTCAATATATCGCTAGGTTTCATTAGTTTCAATTCTCCTTAGATCACGTTTTACGAGGGTAGGCTAATCCCGATGTAGGTCTAACAGATCCACCAGTATTTACAGGATTACCACTTTCTATGGTTTTTACAAATGGATTGCTTAGGGGATTATTGATGGAATCTTGTATATTACCTAGTGGGATTACGGTATCTGTAACAACTATCGGTCTCGCATCTAAAGACTCAAGAGTAACAAAAGGACCACTTAAAACAACAAGATTCGGGTTATTTGAGGCATTTATCCAAGTCATTATGTTGTCTCCACTACCCAATCAGCTTGAGATATACCAAAAAAGATTCTGTTGTTAGCAGTGTAATAACCACCAAAGTTAAAAACCGTTCCAGAAGCAATCCACAGTTTTGGATGCGCGGGATAAACAAGTCTATTACTAGCATTTTGACCACCCGTGTAAGTACCGCCCGCAATGAAACAAAGTTTAGTTAAAGTGCTTGTAATAGGAATAGCTTGTATACTTGTGATAGCCTGCAATGCAAGATCCGGATTCTGGACAATTCCAAATCGAGTTCCCGCCGCACTGCCACCGTCGTCAGCTTCTACAGCCCAATTACCGTTAGTATCTTTGAATATAGCGATAACGTCTCTATAAGCTGTATTGTTTGCCATATTCCAACCAAGGATGAAAAATTCTTGTCCTGGATCGGCAGATGAGGCAATAATAAATTCAGCAGCGGCACCTGATATATACCAACCAATGCTAGTATCGGACGATACTACACTAGCAATCCCACCATAGCCATCATTGGTGTCGTTATCTGTCCAACCTGATATAGGGAATAGTTCACATCTTGCGCCGCTAGTAGTATTACCTGATGCGATTTGACTTGCGAAATGCAGCATAAATCCAGGTTGCGTTCCATCAGCAAAACGAATCACCCAACCCACCCTAGTACCTGTAGAGCTAAGAGGATTCCTTAATGCTGTAACTTGCTTTGACGCATTAACACTATTTGCATTGACGGCTGTAATCCAGGCATTTAGTTTTGCATCTATCTGTAATGGCGCATTAGCAGCGTCTGTTGATTTCCAGTTATAATTTAACGCTGAAAATAATTGATATTCTACTGATACAGGCATTAGTTAAACCTCACTCCGTTTATAGTCACAGCGATCGTCTGTGTCGTAGAATCAGTATTTTTTAGACGAAAGAATACATTTGCAGAAGCCCAATAGTTAACAGTAGGTGTAAGAGATACTGTAGACGATCCTGTAAAGATAACATCAGCTAAGACACCACTACTAGGTTGAGGATCTGCTGTTATTAAACGAGCGTTATCAGCCGTTCTAGCCGCTTCACTAATATACGCTGTTAACCACGCCTGTTTGTTTGATTGAATAGTAGTAAATATACCAGCACTACCTAAATTCAAATCAAAATTACTATTCGATCCCGCAGCTAAAGATGTAGCTATATGTTGACTACTGAACGATAAACTAGATAGTTTCTTCCACCATCCTGTAGCAGGATTATCCGTTGGTCTAAAATCGCCTGAGGTAGCCGTAGTGTCAAATACTACCCAGAATCTATTACCACTACCGTCATTCAGTAATAATCGCGTATAACCATCTGCACGATCGTCTGCTCCAATACCTACTAAGGTATTTACATCTGTGATGGTGTAGCCTACTGACGGTACAGGCATTAGGTACTTCTAGTAAAATAATACAACGATTGAAATGGATATTGAATATTGGCGGTTAATGTTTCATCTGCCGCCCAAGACCAGAACCCGATCAAGTTGTTACTAGCGTCCGTTAGAACAGCAAATCTGAATGTTAAATTGCCTGTAGGCGTCAAGGTAACATCATTGAAAGTAACGCGATGATGATTAGATCCTGAGTTCCAAGCTGATGCCGAAACGACCAACGATAGCCCTCCAGCAGGATAACCACTACCAGACAACTCGTTTGCGATCGCCGTACTTGTGTTTGTATAGTTAGCGGCACTTGTACACAGTCTTATCTTACCACCAGCACTAGCTGCTGTAGCACCATTAAATAATAGATTAGCCTGTCTAGCAAGACCTGCTTGAAAATGTGTAAATCCAGTTGGTTGAGCCATTTTTTATTTATTTTCGACTAATCCTATACTACTATATGTTTAGAATTTTGTAAAAGTTAATGTATATAGTGAAATAGCTACTGAGTTGTGGATAGGTCATTCCAAATCGTAGTATCTATGGAATTCCAACCGTCGAAGGTCATAGAGTTCCAATATTCTGTAATCGTTACCACAGAAACAACAGCAGTGGATTCGTTACCGCCATTCAGATAATATACAACACCTGAAGGTTCACCCAGTACGATGTTAGCGCTCGATTCTATGCCTGTATTCAATTCATAGGGTGGTGTGATACCTTCTCCCAATGACAGTACACTACCAGACTCAGATCCAGAGAATAATAAGAAATAACCCGGAGTAACAACTACAGCACTACTTTCGTCACCAGCAATGAGGACATACGTTTGTACAACTACTTCACCTGCTATTAAAGAAGCTCCGTTTTCGTTACCAGTAAAGAGTGTATAAGGTTCAAATATACCGTTCTCTAATCTTAAATTACCTGAACTTTGTACACCAGCGTTTAGTGAATACGGATCTATTAATCCTAAGAAGGCACCAGATTGCGATCCGTTGTATAATAAATAAATAGACGGTGCTTCTAAAATTAAATCAGCAGAAGATTCTGAACCTGCCTCCATTCTATATGGAATATCTGTAGGTATCCATCCAGGGCGGAATACCTCACTAAAAGTAGCTGAAAATTCCCATACATTTAATGCAGTCCATCGCCAACTCCAACTGCTACATACAAAAAGACCGCAGTAATCGTCATTATACGGACGAAATACAAACGGTTTACCTCTATTAGATAATAAAAAGTCGTTTATTTCATTTCTATCTCTTAAAACACCTTGTAAACTAAATGTTTTTCTTACATCATTTACTAAATTAGTTCTAGATCTACCAATTACACCATTAGTACCGTATTCTATTAAAGAGTTTTTGGTCTCTACTTTAACAGAATTTTCATACCATAATACTAATTGTATTTCTGGAAATACTTGAGGCATAATTAGTTAAGCTACATAATTCTAACTTAACTAACTCTGCCTCAAGTGTATCAAGCTAGTTGCTATTCAACCACAATCTGATTAGCAACATCAATCGCTCTAGATAAATATTGCCAAGTAGCGATCGCTTCTTCTGGTGATTCCACAATCGTTGTTACGTTCACTACTTTCTCGATATCATTATGAAAAATAGAAAAATATGCCACCAATTCAAAATGCACTAACGGGAGAATATAAGGCAAACCATCAACTGAAGAATTATCGTAAATTAATACACAAATATCACATCCTCTGTTTAGAACAGGCTTGCAAAATTCGTATACTTTTGTGTCAGGAAAGAGTGCGTTGTTAATTGTTCTACGATACTGTGGATTTAATTCAAATCCAGCGATACGAAAAGATTCAAAAGCTGACTCTAGTTCTGAGATCATCGGTTAATATGCTCCTTTACAAGTGGGTCGAATTCATATAACACAGCAAAAATTGTATAGACAAGATAGCTAGACACTTTGAAGATAGCCATAGTTATCGCTACAATAGCAGTAGCCAGTGCCATACAAGCTATCAGATAAAACGCGATCGCTACTAAAATATTGTTATCCATCTCAATCAGCGTCCATTGGTTTATTATTTTCGTATATTGTTTCAAAAAGTTCGTTCATAAAATCAAAAGCTAATTTTACAAAACGTCTAGCATCAAACACTTTTTGAACAGACTGAGGAAATACTCTAGCTAACGTCTTAAGAATAAAAGTCGCTAACCAACGCGATCTACCCGCAAAGTTTTGTGAAGACCCTTTACCTTCTACGCCAAGAATTATAGCAGAACAGAGAATGATGACTGCCCCTATAATCCCTCTTAACAACCAGTTTGCACCATCGTTGGTGACCTTAGTTTCCTTTTCCATTTCCGTATATGTTCTTAGGATCTCTTGAAAAATCAATCCCTGCTGACATGTAGAAATCATATATCTCAGTAGGGGTGAATGTCAAGAAATTCATTTTGACACTAGGTAAGTGTCCTCTAGCGATCAACACGGGATCCACAATCTCAATGATCTTCCTATAGAAGACAAGCGATCTTCTAACATGGAAGACTCTAGAAGTGGTTCTGTAAGTTCCTAAACGTTTACCTATCCCGTAGCTGTCAACGATACTGAAAGGTATAACAGAGCGAATTTCTGGTAACGTATCATACCAGTCCATTAAAACTTTGGGAACCTTCATATTCCAAGGTTTATTATCCTCTCTAGGATTCTTTATAACTAAAGATTCTTGATATGATATCCAATACTCCTGACCGGTTAAAGATAGATAGAGAGGATAATAAACACAAAGAGCTTGTAATCCCCAGTACATAGGAGACAACAATCCTGTAGGATCAAAAGATCGTCTTCTATAAAATTGGTAAAGATCTTCGTCTAAATGTATACTTAGACGACGTGCTCTTGAATCAAGTATATTATCAATCTTTTGGTTCAAACCAGTGTTGTAATTCTCTCCTGGTTTACGACCACCTTTGTCTTTTTTGTTTAACACAGGCGTTCCTTTAACCTCGTATTGCGTTTATTAACATAATTGTTTCTAACGGCTCTTTTAATAGCCTCTTCCTCGCCCACTAGAACGATGAGTTTCTTCGCCCTAGTCCATCCAGTATACAACAAATTGCGTATCAACATAATGTGATGAGATATGGTTACAGGTATGACCACGACAGGAAACTCAGATCCTTGTGAACTGTGAATAGATATCGCATAAGCTAACTGCATATCACCACGTTCGTTATCATCAATAACAACCAATCGTCCTTCTTCAGGATTGGAAATGTCAGGAAATTTACAAGTCATCTCGTTTTCGGTAGTATCTATATATTCGATATTACCGATCTCACCATTGAAGATTGCTTTGTCGTAGTTATTAGATCGCTGAATAACGCGATCGCCTGATCTAAAACCTTTAAGTTCTTTCCCATTAGGATTCCAAAGATCTTGGATACGTTTGTTTAATTCTTGTGTGCCATATTCTCCTTTGTGCATAGGAGACAAAACCTGTATATCATCTTTTTTCCAATTCAACTCAGGTAATTTTACATCCAATAACCATTGGATCGCAACAGGTATTGTCTCTTTAGGACACTTAATAAACAAAGAATCGCTATATGGGACGGTGGTACTTCGTCCTATTGATTCTAACTCAGGGACTTTACCAGCGTTGATACTTAGCGCACCATCAATTATCTTACTATCAGCGGATTGTCTAAACACCTCAGTCAATCTGATAACAGGAACCGCTTTAGAGTTTATAAGATCCCGAAGAACGTTACCAGCACCAACAGAAGGTAATTGATCGACATCACCAATAAGAACGACATTGGCGTATCGTGGTACAGATTCCATTAACGAATGAAACAATTTAATATCCACCATGGAAGCTTCGTCTAACAGCAAGACATCAAGCTCTAAAGGATTGTCTCTATTATGAACAAAATTACTACCGTTCCACCCTAATAGTCTATGAATGGTGGTAGCGTCAATACCTGTTACTTCTTTAATTCGCATTGCCGCCTTAGCAGCCAAGGCACAAGCTTTAATTCGTAGTCCGCGACTGTGGAAGTATTGAATGATCGCGTTAGAGGTGTGCGTCTTACCTGATCCAGGACCACCTGTAAGGATCATAAAATTACAAGATGCTGCCGTTCTAATTGCTTGTCGTTGAGCTTTAGCAAGAGGTCTATTAGGGTCTTCAAATCTATCGATCCAAAGATCGATATCTACGGGAGGATCTCTGAATTCACCTACCATTTGTCTTATAAAATCGGCTGTTTCCGCTTCGGCTAAATACATAGGCCAACGATAAACAGCATCATCTTCAACATGTAACTGTTGACTATGACGAACGCTAGCTTTATTAAGATCTTTTATAACTTTCTGTATATCCTCTGGTTTTGGACTATAACCAGGTAGACGGATAAGATCGCATACTTTACTACAAAGCTCATCCATCATTAAAAAACAATGTCCTCCCCTTTGAGAAGCTTGTCTTAACTCTTCGTGTATACCGGCACTTAAACGAATAAAAGAATCGTTTTCTATTCCAAGTCCTCTGGCTAACTCATCGGATCGTTTGAAACCAAAACCTCTTACAGAAGAAGAAAGAATATAAGGATTAGATTTTATTTCATGGATAGAATTATCTCCATACTGGTTATAGATGTTTTTCGCGTATCCGGCTGACACTCCAATACTATGTAGGAATTGGATGAGAAGTCGCATTCCTTTTTTCTTACCATGATCTTCAAGAATTTTTTTCAGACTCTTTGGCCCAATTCCTTTAACTTCTATAAGACGATCTGGTTCGTTATCTAAAATATCAAATACGTTTTCACCAAAATGATCGTATAAAGCAATACCTTTACTACCACCTAGACCTTTAACACTCTGTAAGTAAGCGATCGCCGCTTCTCTAGAAGTGGGTTCAGGTAGTGTATAAGATGAAAATTTAAACTGTCTACCATATCTTTTATGTTCTATCCAATCCCCTATTAAACGAACAGGACTATCTACTATAGGGTCTGGCATCGTACCTACAGCAATAAAATCATCAAAATTATTTGGATCTCCGACCTTCAAGATCGCGTATCCATTTTCATCGTTATAAAATATTACGGAGTATATAACTACGTCAAAGGTGTTCACTATGCTTTCCTTTTTCAAAGTGTTATTTAAGTTTTCAAAGCGAGGATCACTATATTTAGCGATCCTCGCTTGCGCGATCTATCCCGTTATTTAGAATGGGATATCGTCGTAGTTGTCAGGTTTTTCGTCTGCTTTAGGAGCAGCAGACCTACTGGGTTCGATTAGACTCACCGTATCTTGAGAACCAGAAATCATACCACCAATCTTTTGTACAGTTTGTACAAGAATAGGACTGACGTTTTCTGGTACGCCATTAACGATAAAATCTACGTCCATGAGATGCTGAACTTCTTTACTACCGATCTTCCCAGGTTGTAAGTTGGCTACGTTATTATTATGTAGATTCACAATAAATTCAGGGAATGTCGTGGTCACACTATTACCATTCATATCAACATATTTGACATGATGTTTTGACATTCTTAAACAAAGAGAACCGTTCTGAGCCTTCATGCGATAGAATACCAGGTTTTTCTCTAAACGGGATTGTAGAGCTTTAGTTCGACTAGAAACGATTCCCAAATCTGCGATGGTAATATTCCATGAAACGAATTCTTTACCATCATAAGGAAGCTTTTTAGGATCACTGATGTCAGTTACCAAATAATCACCAACCGGTAACATTCTCATATCATAGAATTTACCACCCCCTTTAGGGACGGTGGACATGTAGTCACAAATGTTACCATCTTCTAAAGCTGCTGCAAGTAGAGCTTCGGAGACTTTCACCTCTCTATCTAAAATGAGAGGGATATAGAGCAGTTCTTGATTTCCTTTTACCTTTGGATCACGAAGCTTAGCTGTAACGCTAAGAATCACATTATCATTATCATCTTTAAGAACCTTCCCTTCAGAATTGGTTCGCGGAGTAACATCTACTGGGCCACGAAGGCTGCCAACGACAAGTCTACTTTCGCTTAGAGAAGCTTTATAAAGTGTTCGTCCTACACGTAAAACAAATTGGCCTTCATCAGTCTTATAAAAACACGGTCCATACAAACGATCAATAATCCCGTTTTCCATGTGATAGGAAAGCACTTCGGGATCGCTTTCGTCAGAATCACCGAGACGATCGCCTTCAATAGCATTTAGAAAAACTTCTACATTTTCTACAGAATTAAACACATCTGGCATATCCTTTTCGGTAATGCCGTATTGATCCTTTAAGCACTTTACATGATTTTTTAGATCGGCCAAGGTAATGTTGTTCCATGCGTTCTGATGATGGTCAACTTCCATGTCCGATACAAAACGAAACGTGGATAGATCAAAGTTCATATTTTGTTCCTTTCCCATTGAGGGAGTTTTTTGGATGATTTTTAGACTAGCGTGTATTCCTTCAGCTTGGGCTTTAAGAACCACACCAATCAGTATAATACAGATATCCAATATTGTGTAGCATCTTATGACTAGACTAACCCTTAGAATGTTGAGAAAGAGGGAACAGGATCGTTTGGTTCCTAAGAAACTACCTATAGCAGAGATAGCTCGTGTTGTGGGAGTGCATCCAAGTACCTGGTATAACTGGGAGCGATCGCACTTTAAGGATCCTGGTTTTAAGGCTGGACAGAAGATCATAGAGATCCTTAACTGTACAGCACAGGAACTATACGAAGCGATCGACCCTACAGAAAAATACACCAAAGAATTTGAATACAACGGAGAGACTTATATTCGATGCACTCTATTAGTACAGTTGCCTGTATTTGAGCTAATAGAGGCATGGACAGCCTATGTAGAGTACATCGGTACCTACACTAATAAGGAGATCGAACCCAGACGTAAAGGTAAAGGAGTAGAGCTTGCTGTAGCACAGGCCGCAGCTCTATCTACAGAGTTTGGAGACTTTTACGAACACTTCGTTAAAGATCGCTAGTTAAGGTAGCGATCGTCCCTCCTTCTCCATCAATTTGAGCTATAGTTTTGATCAAGCGTTCCATTAGGAACGTTTTGTTTCTGTATCTAAAGAGGACTCTATGAGTAGATTACTAATTGACGAATATCCAATGATGGTATTGCCTTCTCTATCCAACAAGATTGGATTAGAAGCGGCGATCGTACTGCAACAGATCAACTATTGGTTACGACTTAACCAAGAAGCAGAACGTACTGACACGTTCAAAGACGGGCATTGGTGGATACTTAACACGATTGAGGAGTGGCAAGCTAAACAGTTTACATGGTGGTCGGTATCCACTGTTAAACGGATCCTATCGAGTCTAGAGAATATGGGTCTTGTGATCAGTGGGAGATTCAACAAGAATCCATACGACCATACGAAAGCTTACACAATCAACTACACCGCCGTTGAGAGACTATCTCTACTGGATATCTCATGTGTAACCAAGACTAGAACAGAGATCATAGAAGCCGTAAAAAATTTTTGCTTCGGTGAATCCAATTTGACCCAACCGACTGATTCAGATAGAGATAATCGATCAGGTCAATTTGACCCAATCGAAGAGGTCAGTCTGAAACCTTCGGAAGGATCAGTTTGGTCCGATCTTCTATATTCTAAAAAGACTAAAGAGAATATATATACTGAAGACGCCCCTGACGGGGCATTATCCACATCTGATAGCGATCCTTCTTTATCCACGAATGTTGAACGATCTTCGTCTAATGAGATCACATCAGTGGATCTTCTAATAAAACAAATGGTGGATCTTTATAATGAAACTCCCCCTTGTTGGAGCAATGTAAGGATCCTTGACGACGATCGTAAGAAGAAATTGCGATCGTTTATAAAAAAACATGGTGATGACGCGATCAAGATATGGACAAATGCGATCGCATTCATTAAGATAGATCCATGGTGGAGTAGTCCAGTAGACCCTAGAACTAACACTCCCAAGAAACACGCATTTGAAACCCTTTTTACAAAATCCCATCTAATTGAGTTCAATGATAAATACTTAGCTAGTAACTCCTGTACTGGCGACTCTTCTGAAGATGGTGAGAAGATGGATCCGCGTCTGGTGAGAATGCTTGACGATATTGATTTAATGGATCCAAATGAACTTGGTTACAAAATGATCACTTTAGTAAACAGGTATGTTAAAAACTTCTCTACGAATAGCAACGAAGAAAGCTGTAATACGTTTAGGCAATTGGATCACCATGAATTACATCCCTTTGTTCAAAACAAAACTGGTGTTACGCTATATCAGGAGTTAAGTAGTAACGATAGACCTCGTTACGCTAAATTCTTGATCAAACTATTGTTCAAAAAGGAAATTATTTAACGTGCAGAAACCCTTCTTGTTTGACCATTTGAGGACATTTTTGACTGCTATTGGATATACAGACGGTGAAGAAGTGAGGTTGCGATCGTTCTTACCGAAGACCTACGATGATACAAAACCACGCAACCTGATCTTTACGATGCCTCAATATCCGGTTATGACTTTAACCAAGTGGATAGATGAAGGTCGTAAAATCTATGTGGTTGTTCATCCTGGTGGACATGAAGATAAGGACATTACTGCTTGTAGAACGATCTTCTACGAACATGACTATATAGATGAGTCTACTCTTGAGAAGATGAAAATGCTTCTCCCTGAGGTAGAATTCCCCATTAAACCAATGGAGGAAAAGGAGAAAAAACAGAAGTGGATATTCCCTAAAGACGCTCAGAAATCCTTCTGGTTAGCGTTAGGACTACCTGAACCTACCGTTCAAGTAGACACGGGTTCCAAATCTATTCACAACTATTGGACTCTATCAGAACCCTTAGAAGAATCCCAATGGAGGGCTTTACAGGAGGATTTGATCGCGTTATCAAGTGCGGATCCAGTTAATAAGAATCCTTCTAGGATTATGGCCTTAGCTGGCATGTTGAATGTAACAACTGGTGAACACGCTCGAATTGTAGGAGGTACTGGAAAACCTCATGATTACAATGACTTGCGATCGCTAATTCCTGTTAGTGAAGTTCGTAAAGGCGTTTCTTATGGTGAGTTCTGTAAATCTTTTAAATTTCCGATAGACGATAGTGTACCGTTAATTATTTGTTTATCTATAGAAAATCAGAACAAGATCAAAGAAGGTAGTGATGACTATAGGAATAATGGAGCATTTTCGTTAGCTTGCGATCTTATAGCAGCATCATATTTTTTAGAATCTGAGAAACAACGATATAGTGGCGATCCTTATGATTTATTTGTGGAATACTGTGAGAAGTGTTCTGATGGTGGCGGTTGGGGATCTTCTGAATGGGATACTGTGTGGCGATCTGCTGAGAAGAAAGATCGCACTACTACGTTAGAACCAAAAAACATTATCAACCGTATTAGAACGTGGGTGTGGGAAAACGTTCCGAACAAGGACGTACTGAATGTTGGCGGTATAGTAAAAAGTTTTGGAGAAAACCAGGTTTCTGTAAATTTAGAAGATATACCGGAAAATGCTACTGATGAACAGAAACTTATTTTAGGTATAGCCAACTATATAACTCTACGGGATTCTGGTAATACTTTTAAGTTCATCCCTTATCGTCGTAAGCTGATGGACGGGGAAATAACAGGAACCCGTCTATCTTTAGATGAACTGGAAGTTTTAGCAAAACAGCTACAGCGGGTTAAGACTAATGATCTATTACATACCAGTGAATTTCTTACTGATGTTTATGATGAAATTGACCGTAGAGCTAAAGAAGATATTTTTCATGGATTGATAACTGGATACCATGAAATCGATAATAACACGCAAGGTTTTCAACGTACTGATCTTATCGCGGTAGCAGGTAGACCCGGTTTAGGTAAAACAACCTTTGTTCTTAATCTTGCGAAAAATATATGCGTTAGAAATGATGTTCCTCTAGCTTTCTTTAGTCTAGAGATGTCTAGAACCCAGTTAGCTTACAAATTATTGTCTAATGAGACGCAGATCAACTTTTCATCCCTTAGATCGGGAAGGTTAGAATCTGATCAATGGGAAAGATTGCATGAGGGTATTATTAAAGTTTCAGAAATGAAATTTTATATAGATGACACTCCTTACATAACTATAGCTGAGGTGTTAGCTAAATCACGTAAACTCAATAGAGAAGTTGGTGGGTTAGGCGCGATCGTCATAGATTATCTACAATTAATGATACAAGGTGACGATCCTACGCGAGAAATTGGTAAAATAACAACACAGTTAAAAGGACTGGCCCGAGAACTAAACGTCCCTATATTTATTTTATCTCAGTTAAATCGTGGAGTAGAAAGTCGTACTAACAAACGACCATCGAATAGTGACTTACGTCAATCGGGACGTATTGAGGAAGATTGCGACATGATCATAATGTTATATAGGGAAGATTATTATGATTCTTCAACTTCTGATAAAGGAAAAACTGAAGTGTTGATCACTAAGCATCGTAATGGTCCTACAGGTATGTTTGAACTGATGTTTACACCAGAAACATCTTTATTTGAAAATCTCCCTGGATCTTTTGTTGTTAAACCTAAAACCAAATCAGAATCTCAAAAAACTGAAGACGACAAAATACAAGAAATAAACTTTTAATAACCATGTTAAAACCAATACCTAACTACGGAATTAACGATCCGTATCAGAATTCTTCTAATGAACCATCATCTATTCCATCAAAGGACGATCGCTTCCCTGGATTGCGATATGTGGAAGCTCGTGAGGGAGCTAAGAAAAAGGATCCTGATAGTAAACCTCGCATAGTATCGGATGATACGGAATTTAATATTTTTGATGTTCCTGATACTACGTTTATCAGGGAATCTGAGGTTAAACTTTTTGATGTACAACCGTTCTCAGATTACACCAGAGGCGTAGTTCTTCTAGATCTGGAATGGGTTGGTCCAGATGGAGGATCTGCTACAGGTACAAAAGATGATATTATCGTAGCGATCGGTGTCCGATACAGAGGTAAGTCTTATCTAGCCTGTAATAAAGACAAAACAGAAAAAGAATTACTACAATGGTTTTTTGCTAGAATAGAAAGTTTTCCACAAGTTCATACGATCGCTGGTTATGCGATCTATGGGTTCTATAAGAACTCTGAAGAGGTCATGGTTGATCTAGCCATGATATATCATCGTTGCTTGTTACATGGCCTAGAATGTCCTTGGAAGCCATCAGAGAGTAAATATAATACCTATCGATGGCAAAATGCGATCGTCTTTGGAAAACCCTTAGAAGTACCAGCGTGGGATTGCGATCTTTATGAACTTATCGATATTTATCCGCAGATTGTTTTATACGATTCTTTAGTTCGTAAATTAGAAAACTATCGTCTCAAAGATAGTGTTATTGGATTTGGTTTGAGAAAAGATCGTCGTATAGAAATAGGCGATAAAATTCATGAATATTGGAGTAAAGGAGATGTAGACACTATTAAAACTTATCTAGATTATGACTTAGAAGACACAGAGCTTCTATGGAATTTTCTAACGCCACAAAATTATTTTATGAAAGCTTACATGTCATGGACGTTACAGAGGATAACCACTACAGGTACAGGATCATGGTGGAATTCGTTCATGATCGATCGCACTAAAATGAAACCCAAGAAAACGCAGACGTGTTCTTACCAAGGCGCTTTAACATTCTACATGAGTGGAGTACATAGATCTTTGATGAAGTGTGATTTCTCAGGTCTGTATCCTAGCATTATGCTTACATGGTTAGTATGTTCTCACAAAGACAGTGATTACATAGCATTGAAGACTTTATTCTTTTTACTCAAATATAGGAAGTCAATTAAGAAGACGCCTGAATGGATACGTTTCGATGGAGGCGATCGTTCTCCCGAATGTTTAGATGCTGATGGTCGTCAGAATACGGCAAAGAGGTCAGCTAACTCATTGTATGGGCTATGGAATACTAAAGGATTGAATTTTAATGATCCTTACGCTGGTGCTGCTGTATGTGCTTATGGTAGGCAATTATCTCGCTATATGATCAATTGGTTATACGAGAATAAAAATCTCGACACAAGAGGTTGCGATACTGATGCTGCTATGGCCTGTTTAATAAATCCAGAAGAATATGGTATTCATGGATTTGAAAAAGGTATAAATAACTACACAGAAGAAGAGATTTTAGATAATCTCACGAAGATGGATGTGTTTTTCAAGCAGACGGTATCGGAACTCAATAGCACCATGCCAGGGTATACTGCTGTAGATTACGAAGACTTGATACCGTTTATGTGGGTTCCACCTAATATAAAGGATAAAGATGCTGGTAAAACTTTAGCTGACAAACTTAACAGTGTAGAGTGTTACGAAAATGTTACACCAGATCAGTTGGACCCTGGATTATCCAAGAACTATATCTATGCTGTAGCCAAACGGGATAAAGATGGCAAGTTGACAGGTAAATTTACATTAAAGTCTAAAGGTAAATTTAAGAAGAGAGATAAAAATTGGATACAAAAGGATTTTGTTATTGATCTAATCACCAAACTGTTTTATGATGGTGAACATGCGGCTAAGGAGTTTGCCTTAGATGTTAGGGCTCAGATAGCCTCCGGTACATTACCTTTGGAAAAACTACAGAAAACTGTACTTGTTGCGTCCAACTGGAAACAGTTTGTAGAATGGGGATTTCCAGTAGGTAGTAGACCATGTATACATTACACTTGGAGAGGAGAAACAACTGGTAAAAAGAGGATAAAAAAAGTTTTTGTTGCTACTGACAATATTAGCGAATTCTATGCTCCTGAGTATTATCTAGATCAATTCGATACGGTACTAGCTGAAACCCCGGTAAAATTATGACACCACTAACAAGACGCAAGAAAATTTCAAATTATATTACCGCTGTATTACAAGAAGTGCGATTTAGAAAGTTACTGAACGATTTCAGTCCTGTTGAACAGATGGTCTCTTTATTTTTATTTGGAGAGACGGACGTGACGCGATCTGATCTACAAAAAACTCTTGTAGATCGCAATAGGATTATTCTCGAAAACGGTGATAGAACCTTAGTCAGTTTCTATAAGATCACCACCGTGGAGAATCTTACAACAACAGGGTTGAACGATGATGAAATTGACGCCCTTGAATTTTTCTCATGGTTAGAAGATCGCTTTGACATTGTTTGTCGTTCGGAGACGTACTTCTAATGAATGACCATTTTGATATTGATGTTCTAAATAAAAGAATCTCTGATATAAAACAAAAAGATCAGTGTCTTCGCGATTCAAGAATTAAAGCTTATAAAACTCTTGCGCGTTTACACACCTTTTTAGAAAGAGGACGACCTGCATTCAGTGAAAACGAAAATAAGATATTAATATATCTTGTCAATATGGGATTGGATGGTGAATTGTCTAGGAACAATATCTGCCATTTTGTCGAGACTGTCTCTCTTAATATGAGAATGTTGTCGAATTCTGATATGGCAGAACAAAACGGAGAATGCGTCGTTTTTACCAATGTAAGAGCGATCGAACAGATCTTGAATAACACTCGTGTAGGTTAAAAACATGAAAAAAAGGAAAAGTCTTTTCTCTCCCGCTGTAGGAGGGAAATCCAGTGTCACTAAATATCCTGTGGACGATTATCGATATTACCAATATATCGTAGAACCTTTTGTACATTCTGGGCCGTTAACAATCGATCGTCTTTTGAACTTTGGTAAACCCATTGGATCTCAATTTGCTGTCGTAGCGGACGCTGATCCTACAGTTGTTGCTATTTGGCGAGTATGGCAAGACCCCGTAAAACGTCAAAATTGCGATCAATTTATAAAACATTATTCTGATCGCGTAGTCGAATTTGCTCAATCTGGCGTTACTAGAGAGACACTAAAAGATCGCATTAAACTTGTTAATTTTTTCGACGAGCTGAAATATAATTTCGAGAATCCTTATAGTGTTACTTTTGAACATTTAGCAGCCGTAAGTCTCGTACTAAGAAAGTTAGTTTTTGGTGGCGTTGTTAGATGTAACACGTTGGGTAAATTAAATGTAGCGGTTAGTTACGATAAATTGATCGCTTTCCCCAACTGGCAACATAAATGGATTGATTTAGATCCGCTGTGTGAAGTTAAGATCGAATCTGATTACAAGAACTGTTTTACTACAGATTTTGAATTCAGTGATAGTAGTTCGATTAACTGGAGTCAGACTTTAGTCTTTATAGACCCGCCTTATTACTTACCTTACGAACCTGGTACAAAGCGTAAAGGTGTAGGTGCTATGACCCCTGCTTATCCTGGTCATAATGTTTCGGGGGAATACACTTACAACTTGGCTTTTGATAGCGTGAAGTTGGCCTTAGAACGTGGTGCTAAAAGAGTTGTGCACACTAATTATTGGTGTAGAGACATGCAACAAGCTATGGAATATCTTTCTCACAGATATAATGTACCACTCCATACCACATTGATCGGTACATTAATTGGTATGAATCATTCTAGAAAGAATGTAACTAATAGGGTAGAAACAGCTTGGGAGTTTGGAGGCGATCGCATGTTTCAACCAAAAAGGATTCCTCTATGAGTAAAGATACTGTCTACGAAAAACGAGTTGGGTCAGCATTCTACAGAATCAAACAACAGAGGATTAAAGTAGGTAGTATATCAGAACTGTTGTCGTATACCGGAGCAGAGAAACTAGCTCCTGTTCCAGAGATCTTTTTTAGCACTAGTAATAGCCCTAGTGTTAAGGAATTGTTGTCCGAAATAAACCATTATATCAAGACTCAAAATGACTAAATTACCAGCGCATGTAGCCGTCACAGGTCGTGTAAAAGATTGGTTGAAAGATCCTGAAAGCCGACTACCCGTGTCTTGTACTGTATTCCATGTCAAAGACTCCATGGAGGGTAAAGACGGTATAGAAGATTCTTGGATCTTCACATCAAGAGCCTTAAGGAATGCTGCTGGTGTAGCGATCGATCTGAGCGATTTACGTCCTTCTGGTACATCTAACGGTAAGGGTTTAGTAGCTTCTGGACCTTGTTCTTTTGCTGCTGTTTACTCCGGACTAAACGAACTTCTTCGTAGAGGCGGAGCTTTTCGCAATGGCGCTATCACCTTATATTTAAATTATGATCATCCAGATATTGAACAATATTTGGATCTAAGTTTAGATATTATTCCTTGGGCAAAAAGAGCTGTATATGTCGATGAGAATCTGATGCAATCTCCTCACATCGACAAGATTGTTAAACGAGTTAGAGATGGTTCTATTTGGTTAGCCAAAAAATCATACGATCGCCAAGGTCGTCGTTTATACTCTAACGTATGTATGGAGATTCTTCTGTTATCTAGAGGAACCTGTTTACTGTCTCATGGCAATTTAGGATCTGTTACTGTATCAGAAATTCCTCAGATGTTTGAGAAAGGTATGCAGTTTCTATGTGAACTTCATTCCAAAACAGGAGTGGGTGATTCTGGTATATATCTTACCCCTGAAGAAGATCGTCAAGTAGGATTTGGTGTTATCGGTTTATCCAACCTACTAGCACTAGAACACGTTAAATACGCTGACTTTGTAGACGCTCTAGAAAAAGTTTTGGGTTATGGTAAGGAAACACCTTCTGAACCTGCTTATGCGATCGCTTGTGCCTTACTAGAAGGGTATTCTAGAGCCGCGATCGTGGCCAGGGCACATAACATGGAAAGAGCTTTTACCATCGCTCCTACGGCCACCTGCAGCTATAAGTATCGCGATCGTGATGGTTATACTACTGCCCCAGAGATCAGTCCTGTAAACTGTCACCCCATATCGAAAACTCTTGTTAGAGAGTCAGAAACAATGCCAGATGTTACCTACGAATATCATCCCAATTGTGAAACAACCACAGATGTTTCTTGGGATGTTCAGTATAGGCTAATGAAAGCTTGGCAGATGTTGATGAACACAACCGGGTTAGCTCATGCGATCTCATTTAATATTTGGGATAAAGCTAACCTAGATAAAGAATTCATTCAAGACTGGTTAAAGTCACCCCTTCTAACCACTTACTACTCCTTGAAAACCCAACAATTTGCCCTTGATAAATCTCAAATCGCTTTAGCAGGAGAATCCTGTGGATTAACTCCTGATATGTGTACATCTTGTTCTGAATAATCGAGGTTATTATGACTAGCACCAGTTTTTACGATTCTCAACTGAATAAAAAAGTGTCTTGGAGTGTTGTCAAAGGAACTGCCGGTCCTATTCTATCGGGAGCTGAAAATGCGATCGCTAGAGCTTTGGAATTACGCATCCTAGAATTGGAAGTAGAGACGTTTCTAAGAGACGGATCCATCAGAGAAGTTAATAGACTAACTGATGACATGAAACGTATCATTTTCTCTAATATGGAAGATGAACGAAAGCATGATGAAGCCCTAAATCATGCTGCTAGTGTTTATGACTTAGCATCTCTTGACGACACTAAAGATGCAAAAGCGATCGCCCAAGAATGGATTAATCACCCTGATCATCCTATTCTTAAAACTGCGGTGTTAGAACGTAGTGTATTTTTCGTTCTTTTACCAATGTTCAGATTTCTCACCTCTGGTTGTCTAAAGGCTACCAGCCAAGATATTAGTAATGACGAAAACGTTCATGCTGCCGCTCATACTCAGATGGCGATCGACTTAGGCTTGACAGTATCACCAAGTTTGAATAAACTGAGGAAAGATACTGTAGAATGGGTTGTAGAACATTTGGATGCAGATGGTAAGTGGGGGAATCCTGATCTGTGGAGGAGATCTTCAGATATGCTGTTTAGCAGAGGAATAGCTCCCGAGCTAGCTCAAACGTCAAGCTATTCTATGCCTGCATTTTTTGAGAAAGACAACCGTAACTTACCATCTTACGGTTAAATAACGTTCATAAAAAAGGAGATCTTTTATAATGCCTAATCGTGAAATCGAACTAAAGTTTCCTGTATCTAACAAATTTGTCCACGATTTCGTTAAAGGACATTCGGATACAGCTCCTACGATGCAAAAAAATCATTATTTTTCTAGCGATCAACCTAAGGTTTCTTTAAGGACTCGCGCAACGCTTTACTTACATCAGGTTTCAGGACTTGATTGGAATCCAGAAGCTTGGGTAGATGTTCATACTGGCATTAGCTACTTTGAGGATTGTCTAGATATAGAATTGATTGGCAAGAAAGGTGCTGATCCTATTAACGGAACAGATCGCATTGAATACTCTTATTTAATGAGTGATGATGTAGGATCTATTGAAGACTTAGACAAACTGGTTGTAGACATTCTAGGACATTCTGTGTTTGCCAATTGGGCTAGGATTCGATACCATGTACAAAAATACTGTCATGTGTTAAAACACGAATTTCCTGTTTATCTAGACATTAATTCTGGTTATGGTCCCATCTTAGAAATTGAAGGACTATCTGAAGAAGATATCCTCTCTTTTGCTAAAGACTCGTTTGGTCTTACTTATTACTTGACTTCTGAGAATTTGAAAGACTTTACGAACGAGTATGTTAGTAATTGGTCTTACTACTACGAATCGTTTCTAGATGATAAACGAGAAGTACTTGAAGCTCGTCTATCCTTAGATAAAGAATTGCTAGAAAATAATCTCAATAACTATGGTGAATAGCATGAATATCGAGCAACAGTACTTACAAGCTTTGCGCGATCTAAAAAACCATGGTCAGAAAAAACTTTTGTTTAATTCTGAGCTTGGTAAAGAGGATCCTAACAAGTATATTTTGTCTTTAGTAGGACGAGTTTTTCATCACCGAACCGATGATGGTTTCCCTTTGTACACTTCTAAGTTTGTTTACTGGAAAGGTGCTATTGCTGAAATGCTTTGGTTCCTTTCTGGTAATAGCGATCTAAGTGTACTAAATGAAATGAATGTACACATCTGGGACGATTGGGGTGGTGATAAACAAGATACAAAGCTCAAATTGCACTACACCAATATTACCAATTGGAGAGGTACAGACTTAGATCAAACTGAATGGATCTTAGAGAATTTACCTAAGAAACCATATCGTAAAAGTTATATCGTCACTTATTTGGATCCCGAAACCACTTATCAAATGGCTGATATAACTGGCCAAAAATCCGTCGATATCGTAGCGTGTCATTATTCACATCATGTTTTATGTCAGAGTCCTAATCAACTCACTCTGACAGTATCTATTAGATCGCAAGATATGTTTCTAGGGAATCCTTTTAACGTAGCCCAATATGCTGCACTACTAGAAATGTATTGTCTGTGTCTATCTAATAGAACAGGTGAAAAATGGACCTCTGACCAACTGGTTGTCAATTGTACAGGTGATTATCATATCTACAGCGATCAATTTGATCAGATTGATGAACAATTGAACAATGAAACATATCTGTTTCCTACTTTATTTATTGTCAATCGAGGACAAACGTCATTAAGAGACTTTGTTCTGTCAGATTTCAACGTGTCTGATTACAACCATTCAGGTAAAATCCCTGCTAAAGTATATTTGGCTGGAGGATATTAAATGAAGGTGTTGTTATCTGTTTCTCCCAACTGGGAAATAGGCACTGTTGACGGAAATCTGCTTTATAAGAACTCTATGGATATGCAGATATTCAAAGGGTTGACTCAAAAGTGCGATATTATAGCAGGTCGTAAGACCGCAGAGACCATGATCGGAGGTCTAAAAAATCGTAGATGTTTCGCTATAGCACAAAATCATATACACGGATGGACTTCTGTGACGTATGAATACGCAAAAGATGTGTATCCAGAGGCTTGGGTTATTGGAGGGGCGTTTACCGTAGATTCGTTATTACCTTATATAACAGAGTTTTGGATCTCATTTTTTCAAGACAAACCTGATGTTCCAGACAATAAACAGATCATACATTTATCTGATAAAACAGTTGATGTTATCAATAAATGTAGAAGATTTGTTCTTTTTGAAAACCAACAATTTGTTTTTGAACGTTTAATTGTAATTTGAAATATGGCCGGTTCATCTTCTAGAAACAAAGGTAGTGCAGCAGAAAGATCGCTAAGAGGATTTTTCTCAGATCATTTAGGCTGGTATCTACAAAAAAATGGATCTCAGTCTAATTTAGGAGGTTATGATTGCACATTATTAGACGTACCTAATGGCCGTTTAATGGTACCTTTTGCTTTAGAGTTTAAGCATCATAAGACTCCTAATGTACAAGCTTGGTGGAAACAGACAGTAGATCAAGCTCAAAAGACTAACTTGATACCCGTATTGTTTCACAGAGGAGACAACCAACCATGGAAAATTGTAATACCATCTTATCTTCAAACAGGTTGTAAACGTGAGGTAGACCCTTTGGATTGGAATTGGTTAGTAACACTGGAATCTAAAGATCGCCCCTACGGATTGACTTGTTCTTTACTTTTTGTGGAGTTATGTAGAGAAAATGCCATAAACTATACAAATTGATTCAATCGTGTTAAGATCATATCAGTTAGCAAGGAGAATCCTATATGACTAATGTTATCCCTCTAGAACTCATTGATCGCACCCCATTGGTGAATGTAAACTACAGCGGTAGTCCGCTAAAACTGTCATCTGAAGCTTTAAGGAACATGTATGATCTAGGTTTATTGACTGCTAGACCGTATGCTATTCTTGCGATCCTTTTTGATGGCGTAGGGAAAAATGAAGAAGAAGCTTTCGATATTCAAGACTTTATCGATCGCTGGGAAGGTACAGAGAATGATAAAGGTAAATCGAAGCGATTGAAGGCTGACGATGTTATTGTGGCCCTTAACAAGTTACAATCATTAGGCAAGGGCGATGTCAAACTGGTGCCACACGTGAAACTAGACATCGATTCTCTTCTGTAGTAGAATAAGAGTCGTGGTAGGTTGAAAGGTATGTATTAATCCGTGGCTGGTTTGGGTTTATTCTCAAACCAGCTTTTTCTTAACGGAGTTATATTTATGCAATATATGGGAAGCAAAAATAGATTGGCTAAACATCTGTTACCTGTAATGTTACCTTATCGAAAGAATTCTGAACAATGCTGGATAGAACCGTTTGTTGGTGGTGCCAATATGATCGATAAGATAGCGGGCGATCGTCTTGGTAATGATAATCATCCTTTTCTGATCGCACTATTACAAGCTGTATCTCAAGGATACGATCCCCCTTCTGTTGTTACTAAAGATGAATACTATCGCGTAAAAAGTAATCCTAATGATTACCCTAGTGAATATGTTGGTTTCGTTGGATTTCTTTGTAGTTTTGGTTACAAATGGTGGGGAGGTTATGCTTTTAACAAAGAAGGTCGGAACTATGCTGAAAAAGGGCGAAATGCTTTATTAAAACAAGCTCCTAATATTAAAGGCGTTAAGTTTCAATGTCAGAATTATCTAGAGTTAACCATACCTAATAATAGTATCGTATACTGCGATCCTCCGTATCAGAAGAGTTCTGGTTATCATACCGATTTTGATCATCAGATATTTTGGGATTGGTGCAGATCGTTAGTACAAAATAACAATATCGTGTTTGTTAGTGAGTATTCAGCACCGGATGATTTTGTTTGTACTAAAGAAATTGTGTACGAAACCAATCTAAATAAAAATAGTAAATCACCAAGAATCGAACGACTATTCCTACATAGGTCTCAGATCGCTTGAGGTTTACCGTATAGCCAACCTTGACCATATATAACACCATTATAGATTAACCATGAAGCGTCTTCTTCCTTTTCTATGCCTTCTGCTATTATTTCCATATTCATAGCTTTTGCCAACGTTATCACAGTTTTAACAACTGATTGATTGGTTATATCTTTACTAACACCATCTATAAAGGAGCGATCTATTTTTATATAGTTAGCAGAAGATGTTTTTAGTGAACTCATATTACTTTCTCCTGTGCCAAAGTCATCTAGTAATATGTCATGTCCTAATAATCGCAATCTAGATAATTTTGGAACAATAGGTTCTTCAAGAGCATATCGTTCAGTTATTTCCAACTGTAGACGACTTCTGTTTATATTGTACTTATCTATAATATGATTAAACTGACACTCGAACATAGCCGTACATACTGTAAGAGGAGACAAATTGATGGCTATGTGCAGATGCTTTTTAAGATCATCATTAGACCATTTTTTTAGAATAATACAAGCTTCTTCTATTACCATGTTACAGAAACTTACCATCAGTCCTGTAGTTTCTAGAACAGGTATGAAATCATTTGGATACCTGATACGATCGCCGTCTAACCATCTTACCAAAGCCTCATAACCTACTATCGTCTTATTGTTTATATTAACTATAGGTTGAAGATAAAGACTAAATTGTTTGTCTATTAAAGCCTTCTCTACATCTTTCATTAACTTTTGACTGTCAGCGTTTAACATTATTCTTTTTATAAGTTCCAACGTTATTATAAATTCAGATGAATTTACTTGTCGTATATCGAGGTTGTATTCTCCTTTTTCAGTATAATATTTTCTACTTCTATAAACATTTTTATTCTTTATGAAATCGTTGTATATATCGTATACACTATCAGAATCTATCTCAATATTAGAGTAGACACATTTTATGATATTTTTATTTGTTCTATATAAACCAAAAGGTTTATCTATAGTACCTATAATTATTTTATAGTCTCTTATGTTTTTATAAAGCGAAAATAATATAGCGATCGCAAATAATATTAAAGACCCTTCTATACTAATCAGCAACGGCATCTGTTCTTAACCTACAATCCATTAATGGGAGTTTTAACCAACTACTCACTGATTTTGTGCCTATTGCTAACCATTGTGCAGAAGGGTCTGATTTCCCTCTAACACTATGGTGACGTATATATACTCGCCAAGTCTTTTCTGGTTTATCGTCAAGTAGTACAAAATGCAACCCTGGCAGTAAATACAAAGATCCAATAGTTACAGGCTGTGGTATTATACCTAGCGCGGGTCTTCTTTTATATTCTGGTAATATTTGAGACGGACACCAACCTTTACTATTCTCTGGTGGTATGATTGAATAAGATATCCAATTTTCTTCTCTACTTAGCCATCTATATCCAGTGTAAAAAGAAATCAGAAATTCACTACGTCTTTCTTTAAAACCATAACTAAGGCGCATAGAAAGATCTCGTCTTATTAGACAAGGAGTGTATCCACTAGGAGGGTTCTTTATAGACACAAACTCCATGGCTATCCTTAGCGTACCACCATTCTACATGGTATATAATGACACCGTATGCACGCTAAGGTAATAGACAATGGACCTAAAAGATTTAGATATCCTAAACCATGTAGCTGAACCCATTATTATTGCTGCGATTGGAACGGTTTTAACCACGATCTTTCCTTTTTTGATTAAAATTAAAAACAAGATTGATAAAATTGAAGATCTTGTTACAACAATCGTGCTAGCTCTAAAAGATGGTCAACTCAGCGATCAAGAAAAAAAAGTAGCCAAAGAGAAGTTTGACTCCCTTGTCAATGATGATAACGCCGTGTTATGATTTTATTGTTGCGGTGTATCGAGCCAAAAGATTAAGGTTTTCTCCTTTTCCCTGATCTTACGTCCTCGAAGCAACAGTATACCCTACACTGGATGATGTCCCCTTTCGTCATCCAGTGTTTTTTTTTCATGAGAAAATCGATCGCGATCGCTCTTTTAACACTAATATTTGCGATCTTCCCACATCAATCTGTTAAGGCACAAGAATCGTTTTTAAGATTAGATAACCACTGTGAAGGACAACTGTACTTTCGCAAGACTGTTTGTAAAGAAGTTTACCAGGATTACATAATTTGGTACGTTCTCCAAGATAACACGCTAGTAGGTATTATTGTATTCGATGATGCTTATAGCCTAAATGTCATTGAATCAGGAGAAAACTCCTATGTCATATTCTCAAAGGAAACCAGTCAAATAATCACTCAATCA